GATGATCGTCGGCGGCAGGATCGCTCACGATGCCACGCCAACCTTCACCGACCAGGTACTGTCGGCGACGCAGAGGGTCACCGATCACGGGTGGCGGCTGTCGAAAGGCAAGAGCAGACGCCGCATCGACGCCGCGATCGGGCTGGTGATGGCGGTGGATCGCGCAACATCCCGAGCCGTAGCCCCGGCGGGGCCAACTATCATCGACCCGTGGCTATGAGATCGCGCATCACCCGGTCGCTGCTCACCTCGCTGTCCGAGGGCATCGGCATCGTTCTGGTCGTCATCGGCATCGGATCGGTGTCCATTCCTGCTGGTATTGTCGTCGCTGGCGCGGCCCTGATCGCGCTAGGAGTGCTGAACTCGTGAGCCTGCTACGCCGTGAGCGCCGCGCCCTGCCCGAGTCACTCGACCCGTACCAGATCACGGCGCGCCCGTTCTTCCCGAACTACTCGGGGGAGATCGTCACCGAGTCCTCCGCACTTGCCCATTCTGCGCTGATGGCGGCGGTATCGCTGCTCGCCGACTCGATCGCGGTCATGCCGCTGGAACTGTTTCGTGATCGCAACGGGCGCACCGAGAAGTTGCCGACACCAAGCGTGCTAATCAAGCCGAACGCCCACCAGACGATGTTCGAGTTCGTCCACCAGACGGTGACCATGCTCGCCTTGCACGGCAGCGCCTACATCTATGCGCCGCGACGGTCGGGGGAACTGCCGCCCGAGATGCGCAACCTCCACCCGTCACAGGTGAAGGGACTGGTGCACGGCGACACCGACGAGTACGCCTATCAGGTCGGCAAGACGATGTTCTCGGAGCGCGATGTGCGGGCGATCTACTGGATGCTGATGCCCGGGCAGTTGCGTGGGGTGTCGCCGTTGGAGGCGCAACGCAACACGATCGGCATCGGGTTGGCGATGGACAGGTTCATCGCACAGTTCTACGGCGAGGGTGGTACCCCGTCGTCGGTGTTGGAGACCGACACGGCGATGACCGCAGAGCAGGCTCAGGTGTTGCGCGAAACTTGGCAGGATGCCCATGTGCGGCATCGTCGGCCCGCCGTGCTGACCGGCGGGTTGAAGTGGCGTGCGATCACGACGAGCGCGAGCGAGATGCAACTGATCGAGTACCGGGAGTCGGTGATCCGCGACATCGCCCGCGTGTATCGCATCCCGCTGAACCTGATCATCGGGTCGGGGGGCGACACGCAGACCTATCAGAATGTTGAGCAGGCGGGCATCAACTTCGTGCGCTACACGCTGCTGCCTTGGATGCGTCGGTTAGAGGACGCGATCTCGGACACGCTGCCGCTGACGCAGCGCGTCAGGTTCAACACCTCGGAGTTCGAGCGCGCCGATGTGACGACCCGCGTGAAGGCGCAACAGATACAAATCCTGTCGGGCACCCTGTCGCCGAACGAGGCACGCCAGCAAGAGAACCGCGAGCCGTACCCCGGCGGGGATGCGTTCGTCACGCCGTCACCGCTGCCGTCCGCTGGGACGGATGCGCAGCCGCCCGAGTGAGTCATGCCGTACACGGTCATCAGCGACGCGGAGGGCTGTGACGGGTTCGCGGTCGTAAAGGAAGGGGAGACGAAGCCGATCCCCGGCGGATGCCACGACACGCAGGCCGACGCGATCGAGCACATGGTGGCGATCGAAGCGAACTATGGCGAGGGGCGTGAGGGTGGCTACGACGAGATGCTGTACGGGTTGGCGGAGATGGATGCGGAGGGGTTGAGCGGGCGACAGGTTGCGATGTACGACCTGTATGAGCGGATCGCCGAGGTGTTCGGCAAGTGGGATCAGACGGCGGGCGCGAACGGGTCGCACTACATGGAGCAGTCGCCGTTCGTCGATCAAGGGATGGTGTGCGCGAACTGTGTGTCTTATCGGGGTGGCGGTGCGTGCAACATCGTGTCGGGACAGATCGCTGCGAACGGCCTGTGCAAGTTGTGGGTCATCCCTGAGCGTGTGATGGGGATCGAGCCGGACGAGTCGGCGATGAAGGACTACGAGGAGCGAGCCGTGAACCTCGTCGCGCCCGCGTTCATGCGCACCTCGGCGCGTCGCGGTCTCGCCCTACACGAGCAGGGCAAGTCGGGTGACGGGCTGGTGCCTGCGACGGTCGCCGATGCGCGACGGATGGCGAACGGCGATGCGCTGTCGGAGGCGAAGTGGCGCAAGATCGGCCCGTGGATCGCACGGCACATCGTCGATCTCGATGCGGTGGATGAGCCGGGGGAGATCACGCCGGGGCTGGTGGCGATGCTGTTGTGGGGTGGCGGGTCGTCGAAGGCGTCGGCGCTGCGTGCACAGGCGTATGCGGAGCGGATCGTGGAGCGGCTCGACGCCGAGGAGATGCGTGCGCCTGCGCCGCCGAAGGATCAGATCAAGGGGAGCGACGAGAACGCGCCGGGGTCTGCGAAAGACAAGACGGGTGGGATCACGCTGGACGCATCCACCGAGAAGGCGTTGCAGACGAAGGCCGATGAGCACAACGAGAAGATGCGGGACGACGGGAAGCCTGAGTGGACGCGGGTGCGACTCGGGGCGTTGAAAGCAGTATGGCGGCGCGGCGCGGGCGCGTACTCAACCTCGCACCGCCCCGGCATCTCGCGGGCGGCGTGGGCGATGGCACGGGTCAACGCCTTCCTGTATCTGGCACGCAACGGGCGACCCGAGAACCCGAACTATGTGTCGGACAACGATCTGCTGCACCCCGACCATCCCCGCTACCCGAAAGGTGACTAAGATGCCGACGATGACTGAACACGGCTGGGTGTCCGTTCAGAAGGACGAGCGGCGCACGATCGCGTACTCGAACCTCGAACTGCGTGCCCGCGAGGACTCCGCCACCCTCTACGGGTATGCAGCGGTGTTCGATACGCCGTCGGAGCCGCTGCCGTGGACGGAGTATGTGCGCCGGGGCGCGTTCGCCAAGACGATCAACGACGGTGCCGATGTGCGGCTGCTGGTGGATCACGAAGGGGTGCCGCTGGCCCGCACCAAGTCGGGCACCCTGTCGCTGGACGAGGACAGTCGGGGGCTGATGGTGGAGGCCGACCTCGACCTCGGGAACCCTGATGCGGCGCGGGTGGTGTCGGCGATGCGTCGCGGCGACCTGTCGCAGATGTCGTTCGCGTTCCGCACCATCAAGGACTCGTGGAGCGAGGATCGGAGCACCCGCGAACTACGCGAGGTTCAGTTGTACGATGTTTCGGTCGTCACCTTCCCCGCCTACGAGCAGACGGTTGCCGAGGTTCGGGGGATGCTGTTGCGCGACGCGGAGGAGCCTGCTACCATCGCGCCCGTCACGACATTCGTGAGGTTGCGGCAAGCGCAACTCGCGTTGGCGCGACAGCGTTAGCCGGTAGCGAGCCGCGTCGCACTCGCCGCCACTTGCGGCAACTGATACCGTCGGATGAGAGGCAACATCGTGAACTACTCAGAGCAACTGACCGAGAAGCGTGCCGCGCTGATCGCCGAGGCCGATGGCCTCGTCGCCGCCGCACAGACCGAGACGCGCGACCTGACCGCCGACGAGGATGCCAAGATCGCCGCCGCGCTCGACATCGTGCGCGACCTCGACGCACAGATCGAGCGTCACATCGAGTTGGAGCAGCGTGCCGCACGCGCCGCCGAGGTGCGTGTCGCAAAGCAGGCCGAGGCTGCGATCGTCTCCGTGAAGTCGGAGCCGCGCACCTACACCGAGAACGGCGAGCAGTCGTTCATCCGTGACGCCTTCGCCGCGCAGTTCAGCAACGACTACGCCGCGCAGCAGCGTCTCGCCCGCCACATGGCGGAGGAGCGTGTCGAGCGTCGTGACGTGACCTCGACGAACTTCGCGGGTCTGATCGTGCCGCAGTTCCTGACCGATTTGGCGGCTCCGCTCGCCAGGGCAGGAAGGCCCGTCGCCGACCGCGCGCGCCGTCACCAACTGCCCGCGCAGGGTCTCACCATCTCGATCTCGAAGGTGACGACCGGTTCAGCCGTCGCCGTCCAGACCGAAGGCGCAGCCGTCCAAGAGA